TTAGGGCTTGAAAAAGAACCAACACCTGATCACGCAAAATATCTCAATAACTGGCTTGAAGTTTTGAAATCAGATAAACGCGCCATGATGAAAGCTTTTGGACAAGCGCAAAAAGCAGCTAACTACATTCTGGCAAGCCAAGCGCAAGCAATGGCTGCCGAGTAACAGACCGAAACAAGCAAGGCTATGCTTTGCTTGTCCTATCGTGAGGCGATAGCTGATGAGGTCAGAAACACTAGCAAAGGAAAGCAATAAAATGACTGAGAAACTTGTAAACGGTTTTTGTATGATAATCACAATCTTAATAATAATGGGTTTTATTGACTGGTTGTGGTTGTTTGGAGTCGAAAGCAGCAGAAGCTACACTTGGTACGCTGTAATGGCTCACTTTGGAAAATAGGTACTGACTACCCATTGACAGCTAAAGGCCTGTCAGTGGTCTTTAAATCGCCAGCAATGGCATAACTAGCAAAAGAGAGAGGTAAAAAGAAAAATGAAAAATGATATTGATAACGTGCAAAAGATTTTTGCTTTCTATGGTTGGGCAAGCTGTCCATTATCAAGAAAAAAAATTGCAAGCCTTTTAATACGAGGCAAAACGCAAGAAGAAATATATGAAATAGGTTGCGGCATTTTTTGCAATTCTATTCCTCACAACTAGCAAAAGAGAGAGGGAAAATAATGCAAGTATCATTTACTCTAAATGACATTTTGTTCATGTCAAATTCAGCTTGTCAAAACTTTTACGATGAACAAAGAGAAAGGTTTGAAGATTACAGTCGTGACATCTCGACAAACCACGTTTGGTTAGATGACAAACCAAAAGCAAGTGAATCAAGTGGGACAATGTTTTTTTATGACAATCAAATGGAAGCAATAATAGCTTTCAAAGTTTTGTCTAGCCATGAGAATTGCATTTTGTTTTGGGATTTAGGCACTGAACAATGGGGCATAGCTTGCTCAATGGATTGGAAGCAATACATGCAAAGCAGGAGTGCCGCATAGAAAAAGAGAAACCGCCAAAGCGTTGCGCTTTGACGGTTCTCACATCCCACTAGCAAAGAAGGAGCAGAAGGGAACATAACATGGATGCAAAAAAAATCAAGCTTGAACGTCTACAGCTAGGCTTTAGCCAGCAAAAGATGGCCGATAGGCTAGGCGTTACAAGGCGAACAATTATCAATTATGAAACCGGGGCAACGCATGTGCCGGATACTGTCACCAAGCTGCACAACTGTCTAAAAGAGAAAGAGCGAGTAGCAAGAGAGAGGGAGTTGAACCAATGAAAAGAAGATATTTAGCATACGATCACTTGCCGCCAAAAGGTTTTGGTTTTTTCGTATGGGAAGATGAAGACGGTGTTGTATGGGAGTTGTTTGGCAGTGCAAAAGATTTGCCAAAAGAGATATACGAAAAGTGGAGAAACCAGAGTCTTCTTCCGCTATTCAAGAAGCATAATATAGCATAGCCGCGTGGCATATCTTTAAAGCATAGCCTTTACACTTGGCTATGCTTTTTTTATTTACAAATTATGTGTTTTGTTTTGCAATTCGGTTTGCTCCGATAACGCTTTGACTGGCATTGCTTTAAGGAACGAGCAAGCTCGATTTTATCTAGTCAATTTTTCTTGTCAACCCCATAACTTTCTCTCACCACTTGAACCCAAGTCGAGAGTGACATTTCTGCAACAAGTCGTGGGTCATAAGAGAAAGAGCGACACACCGCCATAAGCTGTATGACGCAACGGATTGGGCGGTTGTTGAACTTATAAATGAGAACGGGAAAACGATCACCAGAAGAGTCACAAGCTTGCTCCCACCACGCCTGTTTGTAGGTTGCGCCACTGGCATAAGCCTTGCACTCAATAGACCAGCCCGGTATTACAATGTCAGCCTCACCTTTCACTTGGTATTGAGAGAGGTTCCGTTTCGGCAACTCAGGCAGTGACTCGCCCAAGTGGTCTTTGATATAGTTTACAATCTGGCGTTCAAACGCTGCGCCTTTCTGTCTGCTATCAGTCATTTTGTTTCTGCTTTAAAACGCTCTTGGCTGGATTCTTTTTGCGTATCACCCGACCAAGATTATCAAACTTTTGGTCTACCTCTGGAATCTTCAAAGCCTCTTTGATTTCCTCTATAGTAGGAACTTTATAACTACTTTGATTCATAATGATGCACTCCATATTGTAATTTACAAACAGGGCATACACTTGCCCCGTCTAAAAATGTCTCACACCTCAAACACATATCAGCAGCAGCAAGTCGCGCTGTCTTTTCATCACCCTCTGGTAAAAGCACACCAGTTGCGCTGCAAAGTTCGCAATCCTCTGGCACTACTTCAGTCGGGTCAAAGTAATCTTTGACGTACCGAAAACCTTTACCTTTGCATTTGTAGCATTGTATCTGTGAAAAAATCATTTGGCTTAACCTCACCATTACTTGCTAAGAGAATTCTACGCATTGTCTCAGGGTTTGGATATCGTCTACCAGCTATAAAATGATTGATGGCTGACCGGGATATACCACAACGCCGAGCAAACCTAGCTTGGCTTATCTTGTTGATATGTATATATTCTTTCAGTGTCATAATTTTTCTCAACTTTACCTGTTGACCGATTGTAGACATTACGTTACCGTAACACAACTAGCAATGAGGTCAAGCATGGATATTTACAAACACGATAGCGCAAGTGGCGCAACATCACCAAAGTATGAAATGATATTTAAGTTGTGGCTTAGAGCGACAACTAATCTCAATCCTGTATTCCCAGATAACGCAGCTATGTTAACAGGACGCACCGTTGAGATGGGTGTACGCCGAGTTGAGGGACTAGAAAACTTTGACCCTGATAAGGGTAAGCAAGATGGTATGTCAATCGCTGAAGCCACTCGTCACATGATGGCAGACTACGATGAGTATGTGCCAAGGGATTGGGATGAGGGCAAAGATAAAGAGGAACATGAAGCTTTTAGAGAACACTTGCCTGACATGCTTGGCAACGCACTTGAAGGTTTAAAAGCGTGGCAAAACAAACACGGACTAAACACTGTAAGTGGTGAACATGTAACTTGGCACTCTGTGCCAGAACTTGATGTTCGTATTATGATGTTTAGAGATTTTTATGGGGGTAACGTATTGTGCGATCTCAAGTGTAAGATGCCGCAACGCAACCCTCTAAAGAAAGATGGCACTCGCACATGGCGAATACCAAAGCCAGATTTGCAGCCCAGCGAAAACAATATCAAACAGATGTCAGTGTATTGGAGAGCGACAGGCCAAAAGCCATCGTTGCTACAAGTCACTGCGTCTGGCTTTCACATTTGGGATGAGGATAATTGCGAACTTCTACAAGAGCAACATCTTGAACAAGTCTATCAGGATGTGAAGCGTAGCTGGACTACCACACAAAATTTAATTCGTGTCGCTAATGGTAATTGGCACACACTAGCTGGCCTTGTTGCCCCAGATTTCACGGAAATCGCAAGGAAACATGGGCCACATATTCTTCAACTAGCAAGGGAGTTTTGGAAATGATTACAGTTCAAGATTCAGACGATATGTTTGATTTATTCTATACACCGTCACACAAACTGGTCAGGCGAGATGATCCAGTGACAAGCCATGAGGCTGCTGAGAGCGTTGACACAAGCCACATGGAGCAAGTTGTTCTTGAGGCTATACAAGACTTTGGTTCAGACGGTTGTATCTCAGACCAAGTTTTAGCAAAGCTATCGCATCACGGTTACAGCACAGTAACCGCTAGATACAAGCAATTAAAAGAAAAAGGACTGGTGAAGGTTGATGACCGCAAACGCAAGGGACGGTCAGGCCGTGGTCAGTTGGTGATGTGGGCAACAGAATTTTATGTGGAGCAAAAGGATGGATGAAGAAACACAACAGCGCATTGATATAATGCAAATGAAAATTGATGAGTTAGAGGCAAAAGTGTTAGAACAAATGGTTGCCTTTACTACAGCTATGAAGCTGATTGCAGACCTTATGGAGAAAAAAGATGGCTAGAGGAACCTTGCCACCAAACCTGATACAAGCTTTGGAAGAAGTTGGCATGAGTACACAGATGGATAAAGGTGCTGTATGGAACTGCCGAGGTACACCAGTTGTTTATCACAAAGCTTTGGAGCAAATAGCTCACAAGAAGGGCATACGCTTTGACCCACCAATGATTATTGAAACAGACGCAGAAAAAAACATTGCGGTGGTCTGTGTCACTGGTTACTCAGGTGATTTTTCTGAATGGTCAATAGGCGAAAGTACACCGAGAAACACCACTAATAATTATCCTTTTGCTATGGCAGAAAAACGTGCCAAAGATAGGGTGATATTGAAATTGCTCGGTGTTGCTGGCTTTGTTTATTCGGAAGCAGAGGCAGATAATTTTGAAAAAAGCAATCCAGACCTTGTGCCGACTGAAGAAGAGAGGGCAGCTAAAGCCAACCAAGAAATAAAAAGCAAACAGGGGGAGAACAACGCCGATAACAGCGTCTACAACCCAGAGGTGCAAGAGGCAAAGGACTTTTGGCGTGATGTTGATATGAGATGTAGCCCAGCAAACATGAAGACATCTTCTGACTTTAGTGCTTTAGTATCCCCAGACTTTTTTGTTGGGCGTATGACAGAAATAAAAGAAAATGCCCCGGAAATCTTTGAAGAAATTGACAACACCATAGCGCAAGCTGCGCGTAGATTAAAATTGGAGTGGTAATATGCCTACAAAACAAAGAAAAAAAGTGTTTGGTTTTAAGTTGTTTCCAAACAACGATAAGAAATCAGATCGTGCGCCTGACTATGGCAATGCAAATGTGCAATGCTATGACCCGGTTATGAAACAAATTGCTCCCATATCCCTATCGCCTGACAATAAGTATGAGGTGTCGGCATGGACTGAGGCAGATGGGTCAATCGGGGTTAGCTTAAATCAAGTTATCATGGTGGAGTCAGCAGACAACCTTGCTGATGATATTTCACAAGCTGGATTCAAACCGATTGCCGAGGCCATCGAAACTAAATATTACCCAGAAGGGCGTCAGGAAGCCTCACCACAGGCCAAAGTAAAAAAGAGGTGGTAAGGAAGCGGAAACGTGACAAAGCTGCTGAGAGGGCGTTTAAACAGCCAGCAATTGACTATGTGGTATGTGAGGGGTGCCAAAAATCTATGCCGTTGGTGACAGGATATTGGATAATAAATGGAATAGGGGAGTTGTTGTGTCATGGCACAAACGGTTGTTCAGTTAAAAGACAAAGTTCTCATAGAGGAAGCAAGGGTAGTAGCGAAGGGCTATTACACAGCCCTGATACTTGAAGGCTGGGGCTTGTACCGAATACTCAAAGAGCATGGTTACGAGCCGCACAGAGCAAAATATATTATACCCCTAAATGGAGAAGAGAAAGGATGGTATACAAGTGAGCCACACGTTATAGAATGTCTGGCTCACTATATTGCAAGTGGTGGGGAGTTGGTTTTGTGAAACACAAATATCGCTGTTCTAATTTTATGTGTGGTCATGTTTGGAGTACCCATGAATGGGAAGAATTTTATAGATACTATTATGACAGCAAACCTTGCCCAAAGTGCAATCGGTATTACTCAATCTATGCAAACTTCACAGACCAAGAAAAAGCTCAGTTTAAAAAAGACCAACTAAGATTACAAAAAGAGTTAGAGAATTACTTTAACGCTTCTTCTTAGGCTTTTTGCCAGCCTTTTTCATGCTGATAGCTGTTGCTGCTTGTTTCTTCATTTTGGCAGACTTCATGCCGCCACCTGATTTTTTACCGTACATTATTTCTTCCTCTTCTTAGATGCTATGATTTTCTTTTGCAGTGCTGGCGGCAGAGTCTTCTGCTTGGCTGTCAGCATACCGTTGCCGTTCTTCTTCATGCCTTTCTTTTTCATACCCGGCATCACTTCTTTCCTTTCTTAGCTTTGTTGCGCTTGGAGATAGCTGCTGCCTTCTTCTTTGCATCAGCTTTGCTACTGGCACCCCATGCCCGGAGTGATAATAACAACCGTGTCGGCTTGCCATTTTTGTACTCTGGCCCCCTCATGTTACCCATACGAGCCAAGAAACTAGCCCTTCTAGGGTTGTCACCCTTCTTGACAGGTGCTTTTAGATTCATGCCCTGCCGCCTAGCAGACGCACGACCCCTAGCGTTCAAGCCACCCTTAGGGTTCTTTCCAGCTTTGCGTTGCCATGCTGGTGTCTTAGCCATCTGCCAATGCTCTCATACGATCTACCAAACGTCTAGCCCTGTTGGGAACCTGTGTGTACCACCGCGAATCCACCATTTCATCTGCCGCCTTGTCCCAATCCCTTGCGTCAACGCCAGCCTTCATGCCCTTGAACTTAGACAGCCGAGGCCGACCCATGTTGAACATCATGTTAGCTATGATGTGCTGACACTCCTCTGGCAAATCGTCAAAGTCAGGGTACAATACTTTACACTCGTCAATCGTTACCGCCATATCAAGCGCGAATAATTTTCGTACACGTTCTTGTTCAATAACCGTTCCCACTGGCTTCCCATATTCCTCATCATCATGAGTTATGAGATGCCCAATTCCGCAAGTTTCCAGACCATGCGTGTCTAAATATATTTCGTACTTACAGCCCTCGTCTTCGGCTATCTCTTCTCTGAGTCTATCTTTGTTCATCTGCTTTTCTTTGCTTTTGCTTGTGCAGTTTTAGACAAGTCTTTGAAGTGAAACAAACGCTTGGATGTTTTGCCATGTGATTTACCAGAATGCAACTGCCCGTTGGGCATCTTGTGTGTGCCGCCTTTATGCAAAGTTCCATCTCTAAAATAATGCTTTACGCCTTTAGCCATTACTTTTTCCTTTTCTTTGCAGTTGTTTTCTTCTTCTTGCTACCGCCGCGCAGCAAATCCGAATCAGCTTTTCTTGCGCCGCCCTTGCCAGAAACAAAAGACTTTACCCTACCCATAGCCCACTGATGTGCTGATACCTTTGGTCTAGACCCTGATGAATAGTAAGCACCCAGCCCACGTTTGTAGACCTTATCAAGAGTTGCTTTGGAATAGCGTGATGCACCTGAGATGCTTGCAAACCTAGACATTACATTACCTTTCGCAAGTCTACGCCACTTTGCGCTGCTAATTTTTTAATTGTCCTCAACGTATTATCTCTTTTTTGAGCCAGTTTTTTTCTTTTAATTCTATTAATATATTGTCTAAAAAATTTAGCTCTATCCAACTTTTTTTCATCGAGTCCATTTTCTAAAGTCATCACCCTCTACTCCTCTGCTTGCTAATCCTATCCATCATAGCTGGTGTGAGCCTGCCTTGTCTATATAGTTTGGCAGTGCGCTTAATCTCTGCCTCTCGTTTCTTAGGGTTTTTTGCCCCACGCACATACTTTTTTGGTACACCGCCTTTTGTTTTAGGAACCTTTGCAAACTTACGTTTCATCGTTTTTTCCTCTTGGCTTGCTTAAAATTCTTCTTGGTTGGCGCACCCTTTTGACCGGGTTTGCGCATCTTTTCGCCACTGCCAGCCTTTATTCTTTTGCGTTTAGCATGGATGTTTCTATACAAACTCATTTGGTCAAACCCCTCTGCTTTTCGTATGTCCTAAGTCCACCAATCCCAAGCATACCGCCGAGAACTGTAAGCAACGTACCCATATCAAACTCAGGCAACTCTGGTAATTGATACCCAGCGAATGATGCGCCAAATATAATTAAGTCTTTAACTATAAAATGGTACGCAAAAGCAAATGCGCA